AGGCATCACGACGGTCCTTACCGTCACCCAGCACCTTGAGCAAGGCCAACGCTTCTTGGTACTTATTCTCGTACTGAGCGGTGATGTCTTCCTCGCCCTTCATATACTGGTACGCCTCACGCAACGAGCCGTAGAGCAGGACGGTCTCAAAGTTGTCGCCCACCCAGCTAGTCCCCGCCGTGACGATGCTCGCCGGGTAGTAGTAATAGTGCAACTCGACCGAATAGGACAGGTCAGGGGTCGGCCCAAGGATGAGCGTACCGGAGTCGAACTGCGCGTAGTGCGTAGGCGTTCCAGTGTCCGAGGGGGACGGGAACGCCTCGCGAATGTAGTTCACATCCTTGTTCAGGAGGAACGTCTGCGCCTGCGTGGACGGGTCAATGACCGCCAAGGAGAACGTAGCCAGCCAGTCCGAAGGGAGCGTCAGGTACTTGTTGCTCGCCGTGAGCGCGCCAGTCTGGTTCTTCCTAATGGCAGGAATCTGAACGGAGTTGTAAATCCGCTCTTCTGCCAACTGAACAAACGTCGGGATGTTAGCGACAAAAGAGGATTCTGCGTTGCCGCAGTAGTCCTGAATCATCGTTACCAGCGCCGTGTAGTTCATTTAGGTGTCCAGAAACTTCTTGCCACGGGTAGCAGCGCCAGCGCCGCGCATCGTGCCGTAGGTCTTCTGCTTGGTACCAGACATGTACCGCCCCTTGATCTGGATGTCGTCCTTGCCAACATCCTTGACAACGTACTCAGGCGGCACGGGGACCGACTTGATTTTGCTCATTTCAGCCACCTCGCTGATTCTTCACGCGGGACATGTTACGCCCCATCGTCTTACGGTCCATCGAAGTCGGGCCACCAGCCTTCATGCCGTGCATTCGCTTCTCATGGCCCTTGACTTCGCTCTTGGCGAGCGCCTTCATCGTCTTCTGGTCCATCTTCATTTTCGCTCTCCTTAAGAGACTACCACACTATTGACTGCGCAGGTTGTCCCCAGCGCGTTGGGGGTGAGATAGGCGTCGTACTGCGAAGCCCCTCCCACCGGATTCCAGCCCCATTCGATGACCCGGCTACCGCCAGCACCATTATTACCAATTCCATAATAGCTAGTGTCAGGGCGGGGTTCCCGGACAGCTTGCGGGTCATTTACAGGATACATACCAAGCTGAAGCTGCGGGTGGTCTTCTTCCCAACACTCCGGGCAGACCTTGATGTTGACGTTCTTGGTCTTGATGACCAAGGTCTTCAACTGCTTCAACTTGTACCGGAAGCCGCACCTATCGCATTCTGCGATTGCGAACTTGCCGGAGGAAAAGCGGCTAGCCACGATGCACCTAGAACATCTGGCGCGGGACGAACCGCACGGGCGACTTGTCGCGGTCTTCTTCCGCTGCCAGCGCCCACTGCTGGTCGTACTCCGCCTTGAGCATAGGGCCACGGACGTCCGCTCCGGGGAGCTTCATGGAGAGCATGTAGGCCAACCCCGCCACCATGCAGGGGAGAAAGCGGAAAGGGATATCCTGTCCGTTGATGCCGTTTCCGGCGTCCTGCATCCGGCGCAAGCGCCAGTACACGAAAGTGTAGGTGGTGGAGTTGTCAGGTTTGGGCCAAACAACAAACTGCGGGTAGTTGATTACGTTTAGAGCGTTGGTGGCCCCGGATTGCCTGTTGATCCAAACCTGAATCGGTCGCCCAGTGGCGTTCTTGTTCGGGATGGCTGCATACACACTTCCCGAAATACGGGTGATGGTGATGTCAGTCTGGTTGGTACCAGAACCTGTCCTGATGACGTGATCGAGAAGGTCTACCGTATCGACAGGCAGGTCGTAGGTATCGTCGTTGTAGGTCAGGACTTGCTGGCCCTGCTCAACGGTCCACAGATTGATACCACGATTCGCCCAATCGAGTAGCAGCAGATTAAGAGAACGGCGAGCGGTACGAAAATCGTAACCGCTGCGAAGTTCCACGCCACACCGTTCAAACGCCTCTTCGACGATAGCATTGAGGTCAAGGTTGAAGTCCGTCGTGGAAGTTGTCTTAGCAACCATTTACTTTCTCGCCGTTTTGGCAGACCGCTTGAACGCTTCGGCAGTGGGATAGCCTTTCTGCCCCGGCTTCTTAGGGGGCAGTCCGGCTTTACGTCGCTTGTTGATGTTAGCGTACAGCCCCGTAGGACCGCCGTCCGCGTACACGTCAACCTCCGCTCCGTCCTTGCGCTGAATTTTCTTCGGCTGCTTGGACGGGAGGATAGCGCCCATGCCGCGAGACGCGCGCATCAGACAAACCGTCCCTTGGTCTTGCCCTTGATCTCGATGCCGCCGCCACGGGCGTACTTCTTGACCTTACCACCCTTGGCAAACTCACTGCCACGGGTATTTGGGTTCCAGTACTTATTAAGGTCTTTCGCCCTGCCCATGATCTCCGCCTCATCATCAGCGCGTCGGATAGAGGCAAAAAGCCCCTTACGACTATCTCGACGCTTTGCAGCGTCGTAGATCATGTCTTCGTTGACACGACGGGCGGTTTCAGTATCGCCCAGAGTCGGGTGGTAGGCGGTACCTTGTTCGCCGCGATACGACCCTTTCCTTTCAGTACGCTCGCGGCGCTCTTTGTTGGATTCACCAGTCTTAGGCATGATAGTTCCTTAGCAAATCTTGCAGTTGGTCTTGCCGCGCTGAGCGATTCCATCAGCACGGGACGAGACCGAGCCACCAGACGCCATCTTGATCATCGTGCCCTTGGTCTTGCCCTTGGACTCGACACCGCCACCACGAGCATACTTTGCCATGCCGCCGCACTTCATGCCCTTGGCTTCTTTTTCCTCGTGCTTGATCATGCTCTTCGGAGCGCCCTTGGCCTTCATAAAGCCAATCTCTTTCTTCATCATCTTCTTGCTTTCCACGGAGCCGCCCTTGGCATAGGCTTCATCGCCCTGCTCACCAGCGGTCATGTTCTGCATCAACTGCTTCTTGCGGGCGTCTTCAAGAGCAGCTTGGGCAACGATCTGGTTGTAGTTGTCCATCGCGGCGTTACGAGGCGGCGTCATGGACGCGCCACGCTGATTGCTACCACCGTAAGTACGCGACTGCCCGTTGAAGATGCCACCACGCTGGCTCTCGCGCGGGAAGGTCTTCACCGCTGCGTCAGGGGCGACTTCAGTACGCGCAGGCGACGGCTTCGGGCGGCTACCCATCAACGCACGTTCACGAGCCACGTTGGCGTCATGGCGCGCACGGAGTTCTTCCGGGGTGTCACGATGCAGCACAGTCTGACGGATACGCTGACCGCCCGGCGTACGCCCAGCATCCTTATAGCCGTAAGAACCCGGAGGCGGGTTAGCAGCGGTGGACGGCTTGGAACCCGTAGACGGCTTGGAACCCGTGGACGGCTTGGAACCGCCAGCCTTCAAGTCGGTGTTGTAGGACTTGCCGTTCCACGTAAAGACGCTCAGTTTATCCCTGCGGGCTTCCTTGAACGCTTGACCGAAAGACTTACCACCAGCGCCATCATCGACATCCGAGACGTCGACCTTGCCAGTCTTCTCGCGGAAGCTCTCGCCCGTATCGACGGCGTCAACCTTGACGTCATCAACCTTCGGCTCCGAATCCTTCCATTTACGAGCGGTTTCTTTAGCCTTCTGTCCAAACATGGGGGTCTCCCTTAAATTTTGCTGCGGGGGGTTTTGGGTTTGATGTTCGGCAACTGCAAATTGCCACGACGGGTTTGCGGGTTGCCAAGTTTGGCTTTCATGCCCCCGCCACTGAATTTACGCCCTTTGTCGGCTTTAATAAAGTCCTGACCGACAGAAGGCTTTACCCCAGCTTTCTTGGCAAAGCCGGGATTGTTCGCTACAGCAGCCATGAAGTTGTGCTGCTTTTTACTCTGGCTTGGCATTGCCCATATCCTTGCCGAGGAGACTTTGAACAGTCTTCGACTCGTAGATGCGGATGCCAGTCCACACAATGGTAAACACCGCTGCGACTGCTGGTAGCATGTTTGTTATTGTCCCCACAGCCGTCACTACGGATACTCCATCCATAATGTGTTTCACGGTATCGCTCCACTCATGGTGTGACATATCAGCAGTTCCATGCCCGGAGGCTTTTGTTGATACGCGAGTTCGGGTCATTGGCTGTCTTCTCCGAAGTCAGCTTCTTCTTCATGCCCGACATACGGGCACAGAAGGAATCACGTCGTGGGCCACCTTCAGGCTGGGGCGGCTTCAGGTTCATGCCCTGTTTCTTGGCGGAAGCGCGACCTTTGGCGTTCAAGCCGCCGTTTGGGTTCTTGCCTTCCTTACGTGTCCAAGCGGGTGACTTAGCCATCTCAACTCCAAGGTAGAGTAGGTGCTAGCGCTATGGTAGCGCCTTTTTGTTCCAAAATGTCCGCCCAGATTGCCGCTTGATACTGCATGTACCGAGTGAAAAAGGGCGACAGGGAAGTACCGTAGTTGGGAATCCAAGTGAGGACAAGTTCCTCAGTAAGATCCTCGTACGGTACGAAGTTTTCCAAGTGGGCGGGGCCGATATTGTCCGTACCCGTCGTGGTAGCCGTGTACGTACCGTCAGTGCCAGTCAACACCCACACGACCGCCGTGACGACATTGAGGTGCCCGTCCACATCGTCGGCTACATACAAGCCTGATACAGACATTGTATAAATCATGTTGATAGCGTCACGAGTTGAGGGTCGGTCTTGCGGGTGTTGTAGAAGTCAATGAACCGGACGTACCCGTTAAGAGCAATGGACGCCGCCTGTCCGATACGGAAAGT